CGCCGTGACCACTGTGTTCATCCAACATGGTAAGTGGAGGACATGGTTAGGTTCAGCGTATCGCTGACTGTCTATTGCGTTAGATCGGCGACCTGTGTCCGATAACGAATTTCAAATTCGCTTGAAATAACGCCTAATGGTTGATCGGCCTCAATAAATTCAAACTCAGTCCTTACTGGCTGTACATCATGCGCATATCCGCCAACAGTGAGGTCGGACATGATCTTGCTATGCAATGACTCGATCGTGTCATCAGCCGCTTGATCTGGGATGCTACTGCGCTCAATAACTGACACTCGAACCCTCAGAGTCCAGTCCAGTGTGGGGAGACTTGTGTTCTGACTAGCGTCATCAGTGATTGGCTCAATGACAATGGCAGGTGACTCACCACGACTAAGAGGTTCTACCCTGCTGCGATAAATCCTTGTCCCAACCCCAGTGGTGTTGGCCAGGGTTGACTTGAGTGTCGCCAGAATGTTCTCGCGCTTAGTTGTCATGACTTAGTCCTTCATCAACATCACACGCATTATCTTGCCGTCGTCCAACAGCATCGGCTCACGCACCGTATAAGCAACA